ATGATGAACATCAACTCAACAGAACTCCTTGACGAGATGAAAACCATTGTCCGAAATAACGGGACGATTTCTGCCCCTGGTCGGGGCAAGGACGACCGAGTTATGGCAACGGCGTTAGCGGTCGTAGCTTTTGCCGAGCAAGTTCAGAATCAAATGATCGTGCGCCGCATCACAAGAGACATGGCCCACAAGATCCAAGACCGCACTCCTGAAGAGCTTTCTGTCTCTCGTAACGTATCAACCTATTTGCGGAATATCGGTTATGGACCCAAAGATCTTCCCCAAAGGTGAACTCTATCGCCTGATGGATCGGTTCCATAAAGATCCCAAGCGGGTGATCTCTTGGCACTTCTTGGCTGAAATGACGGGTTTATCCGAGGGACATCTCAAAGATGTTTTCGTAAACAAGAAGCATCCCCTCACAGAGATGATTCAAATCCGTGTTTCCTACGCTATGCGGCGTATTGAGGCTGGTGAAGTCGAGATTATGCGGAATAAAGACAATTCCCGCTTTATCCACTATAACAAAGAAAATAAGCCCAAAATCGTTAGAAATACGGATTTGAGGGTTCAAAACGGGCAAATCAGGCTTAAATTGGGCCTGAAAAACGCCAATGACTATTCAGATGAAACTTTTGATGAGCAACTTAAAAGGGGTACAAAATGGCAGTCTTGAAGTCTTACAAGTGCGAAGAACATGGATATTTTGATGCGTGGGAGCAGAAATGCGAGCATTGCGACGCAATTCCCAAGCAAGTGTTTATCAAGCCCTTCTCCATCAAGTCTGACCGGACCAAGCGGGCCGACAGTTCCCTCAAGGGTTTGGCTAACCAGTTTGGCATGACCAACATCAAGTCTACCCGTGAAGGTGAGCACCAGTCTGGGTACTACGCCCGCAACAACAAGGAAGTTTCTAAGCAAGAACAAGAGTTTGTGGCCGAAACTGCCAAAGGTAAGGAAGCTGCCGAGGGCGGCGTAATGTGGGGCGGCGGCGGAAATTTAAGTATGCCTTCCCTTATGAGCGGAAATGCGATAAAGTCCGTGCGTGGTGAACCAGTCGGGTTTAACGTCAAGGGCGAAAACTTTACCGGACCGAAGCCAAGTTCTGTTATTAACGACCATCAAGGGCTGAGTCTCAAGGACGCGAAATGAGAATACCTGAGAATCATGGTGAGCGTGAGTTTTTCTACCTAGACTTGATTAACAAGTGCAAGGTATCGCTTGATGATCGCCGATCAGATTATGCTTCCTATCGCTCTTGGTATTTGTTTGGCGCGTCACCTGAAGACTCTCCGGCAGCTTACAACAAGATTTATTCCCATATAGATCAACTGGTTAGCTTCCTCTATTCGTCGGAAACGACGCGCTTTAGCATAGCTATCGGTGCGGCGGTTCACCCTGGTGAGCACACCAAGATCCCCGCACTGAGCCAGCTCTTGCACGATGAGTGGAACAACTCCAATGCCGATAAAGTGTTTACGGAAGCTCTTACTTGGTCGCTGTGTTACGGCTCCTGCTTTGTAAAGCTGGTTGCTCGTGAGAAGTCGATCTACCCTTACGTTCTCGACCCAGGTTCGGTCGGCGTGTTGCGTGAAGACGTATCAACCCTTGATCGTCAGCAGGCCATCACTCACACCTACTACATGACGAAATCAGACCTGTTTGACCGTCTGTATTCGCATCCTAAGCGGCAGAGCATTGTTGATCGCGTTACTGCGTCACAATACACGCCGTCAATTATTCCTGAAGGTATTCAACGGCTTGTGACAAGCCAAGTGAATCCTGTCATGTACGGTAACGTCAATCTTAACCTGAGCGCACCTAACCGCTTCAAGGCCAAGATTGGCGAAGATACTATTGAAATGACCGATCTTTACATCTGGAATGATGAGATCAAAGATTATCAGATTGTTACTCGTGCCGCTCCAGATGTAATCGTTTATGACCGTCCGCTTGAGCAGATGTTTATCCGTGGCGAGCTGCCGATCATTCAAATCTGCCCGACTCCGCAATATGATTATTTCTGGGGACAACCTGAAGTTCAGAAGCTGGTTGTGCTGCAAGATATGCGTAATCGCCGCATGTCTGAGATCCTCGATCTGCTGTCCAAGCAAGTCTCCCCGCCGACCGCTTTGACTGGTTTTTCTGGCATTATCGACGAGAAAGACTTTGCCCTAAACCGTGCTGGCGGCCTGTTTATGACAGACATGCCTCAGACTAAAGTTGAAAAGCTGGCTCCTAACATCCCGCAGGATCTTTATGCCCAGCTTAAAGAAATTGACTCTATGTTTGAAGAGGCTTCTGGTATCAGCAACGTCCTGTCTGGGCGTGGCGAAAGTGGTGTGCGCTCTGCGGGTCACGCATCGCAATTAGCACGGTTGGGATCGAGCCGTGCAAAGAAACGGGCGCTCATGGTTGAAGACAGCCTTGAGAAGATGTCTACACTCTATCTCAAGCTACTTCAGGCTTACAACGACACTCACCTTACTGATTCTAATGATGTTAAGTTTATTCCTGAGCAGTTTACTCGTGATTATGTGGTAAAAGTCGACGCTCACTCGAATAGCCCGATCTTTATGGAAGATCTGCGTCAATTGGCCTTCAACCTGTTCAAAGCGCAAGCAATTGACAAAGAAAGCCTTATTGACTTGTTAGACCCACCTATGAAACAATTGCTCAAAGACCGTCTCAAAAAGATGGAATCTAAGGCCGCTGCCCAGCCACCTGAGCAAAAGCAGCCTGCTAAACCGAAAGCAGTAGCGTAATGGCAAAGTCACGTTTGACAAAACCAAGTAACCAGCCGAGGGCTAAACAGTCCTCATTGTCAAGAAGTGAAAAGCCTGCTAGTATTTCCTACAAGATTACCAACATTAAATCTATGAACCCCCGTAAGGCTCGTGGTTCTAGATCCAAACTCAGGAGTTACTGATGTACAAGTCAGTGAAAAGGTCTAAGCGTCGTTCTCGTCGCTAATGACAATAATTGCAACTCAAACACAGGAGGCGTCCATGCGTCGCAAGGGTCGTAAAGCAAAGCGCTAACTAATACACGGGTCAGACCCGTTGTTAGCAATTTCCCCTGTGGGAGAGGGAAGTCCAAACATATTCTCCCACGATTTTTTTACTTTGGGATTTTGAGATGGCAAATGAACAGGAATTGATGGCATTGATGTCGCAGGGACAACCAGGCCAAGACGGTGGCGCAATGGCACCTGGTGCTCCGTCACCTGATATTTCTACGCCTATGACCGATCCGATGTCTACACCGGAACCTAAAGCTGGTCAGAAAGAAGCAGCCATGATTAACGTATCAATGGCGCTGGACCTTATTGAACAAGCTCTTCCTGCTGTTGGCAGTGAAACCCCTGAAGGCAAGAAGTTGATGTCCGCATTGTCAGCGTTGACCGGACTCCTCGGCCCCAAGAAGCAAAAGACTGGCGAACTACAAAACGCCGAAATTTTGCAATTACTCCAAAACCTCCCTCAAGCTGGCGGTGGAACACCTGGTTCTCGAATGATTGCCGGATCTCCGCCGAATCTTGGTTTGATGGGTCAAACTCCTCCTCCTGCCGCTCCTGCTGGTCCGCCTCCTGGCGCTCCCCCCGCTGGCGGCGCACCTATGACAATGTAAAGGATAAGCTATGGATCTCTTTAAGCCTCGCGGCGTAGGGTCGCCTCGCAATCCGACCACTGACAAACAGAACAATGGTCAGATTGTTAACACACCTCGTTTCGAACAGTTGGGTGGCCTCAACAGCCCCAACAAGATCGGCGCGAAAAACCAGTTTACCATTAAGCCTCCTGGCGATGGTAAAAAAGTAATCTAATTTTATTAGGGGTCTAATCATGTCATCTTTAGAAGATCTTTCACCTGAAGCCCGCGATGAGTTAGCTCTCATTGCCCGTCAATTGGCTGAAAATCCTGCTACTCGTAATGATTTCCTGCGTATGACCAAGAAAGTCAAACCAGACATTACGATTGACACAATTGAGCTTGAAGACAAGTTTGAAGCCCGTCAACAGCAGAACAACGCTCGTATTGAAGAGTTGCAAGCCAAATTGATGGAAAAGGAAGCTCTGGAAACGCTTGAAAAGCGTCGTCAGGCTTTGATTAAGTCAGGTAAGGCTCAGTCTGACGAAGACGTTGAGAAGATCGAGAAGATCATGCTCGAAAAGGGCATACAAAATCACGAGACCGCTGCGGACTATTGGCAGTGGATGAATAAAGCGTCCGAGCCAACTGGTCAGGCGTTTTACAATCCGAACGTCCTGAACGAGACAGCACGAGATACGTTGTCAAAATTCTGGAAGAACCCACAACGTGCTGCTCGTGATGAGGCGGTAAGGGCAATGCAAGATCTCCGCAAGGGAACTCGTATCGGCCTTTAATAATCTAGTGTCGTAACAACTAAGAGGTATATCTCGATGGCTATTGGTGGTGGTATTATCCCAGCAGCAAGCTCGTCGCAGTTTACAGAATTAACGTACGTTACACGCCGTGCGTTTATTCCCAAGCTGGTGGTACAGCTTTACAACAGTACCCCGCTTATGGCTGCGCTGATTGCTAACTCTCAAACCGCAACGGGCGGTGTGTCGTCCGTTACAGTGCCTGTTCAGGGTGCTCAGTTCGTTAACGCTCAGTGGTCCGACTACAGCGGCTCGTTCGCTCAGCCGTCGGTTCAGCAGGGTGCTTACAACGCTGAATTTACTCTGAAACTGATGATTGCTCCTGTTCCTTTCCTCGGAATGGAAGGCGCAGTTCAGCAGGACCATGCAATCATTCCGTTGATCGAAGCTCGTATGAACGATGCGACCAACGTGATGATGGATGCTATGGCTTACTCGCTGTACAACAACACAACCAACACTCAGCAGTTCACGGGTCTCCCCGCCGCTGTTGATGATGGTACAGGTACAGCAACCTACGGCAACATCAACCGCTCCACCTATACTTGGTGGAAGTCCGGTCAGTATGCCGCTGGTTCGGTTAACCCGACCCGTCAGAACATCCTTCAGTACATTTCCGGTACGGTGAAGAAGGGCGCAGAAGTGCCTTCATTCGGCGTTTGCGGTTTTGGTACTTGGACGCTCTTGGCTCAAGATTTCGTCGGTCAGGAACAGTACGTTATCACTCCTGGTAACGGCTTTGACGGCGATGCTAACGGCCCGCAGGCTGCTTTTAAAGCCCTGATGGTTGCTGGCGTTCCGATCTATCCTGATCCCTATTGCCCAGAAGGTACGGTGTACTTCTTGAACACCAACTACCTGAACCTCTACATCCATGAGGCTGGTCAGTTCGTATTCACTGGCTTTGAATCGACCCTTCCTAACTGGCAGGTTGGTTATGTTGGCGCAGTTCTGACGATTGCAGAACTTGTTTCCACCAAACCTAAGTCGATGACCAAAGTCACTGGCTACAATTACCTGAACATTTAAGGGAGGATGACAGATGTCTTTATCTTCAAACAAAATCCTTCTCGCTAATGCTTCTACCAACACTGCTGGTGCCTATTTTGAAATCGTAACGGTTTCAAGCGTAGGTATAGGCAACCTTACAGCAATGAACGCTGGCGTTTCTAGCGCTCAGTTTGTTCCTGCTGGTTGGTATATCATTCCTGCTGGCACAACCAACGTAACTATTGAACTCAATACTTACGCTTCAAACGTCAACAACTGGGTTACATACCTCGCTTCCAACACTGCTGGCACAATCATGTCAGACGGCTGGAACGTGCGCGCTAACGCAACCACAGGTACTCAGACGTTGACCTTGTACGGCATCAATGACGGGCAGGCTGCAACTGGTCAATACAACAACAAATAAGGAGTTGTATTATGGCTAATCCTGATGCTGTAGGCCAAAATACGCAGGATGCCTTTGGCAATTTTCGAATTGCCTTGGGTACAGCTCCTGCTAATGCGGTTGCTAATGCTGTCGTTGCACTGCCCATCCTCAGCGGTGGTATGCAGGGTTCTGGTAACGTAATCATTCGTCGTATTACGGTTGCCAGCAACTCAAATTCTGCTGGTGGAACGGTTCAATCTTTGGCTTCTACCTATATCACAATAGGTACATCCAACGATGGAGCAAACTTGGTAACATCTAACGTGGCGTTGTCTAACGTCATTAACGGATATACTTACCAAGATATTACGCTTGTGGCTGCGACTGGTAACACCTGCTATCAACCAAACGCCCTGTTTGTGAACGTGACGGCTAACGCTGTTGCAAACCACACATTCACTGTGTTTGTTTATGGCGATGTTCGTAGCTTCTAAGAGCTACTAGTAGCGACCCCTTCTAGTAGACCCAGTACCCTCTCACGTTTTGCGTGAGGGGGGAAATCCTTGAATGGTGTAGTATGACAACGCTCAACGATTACATATTTGTTACACGGCGTTTGTTGCACGATGCCAATGCTAACTTTTGGACTGACCAAGAGTTAACGATTGATATTAACGGCGCTCGTCAGCGTCTTGTGAGAGATACAGGCGCTTTACGCCGTCTTCAAACATCCACAGTCACACAAAATAAAGAAGTCTATAACTTTGTTGATTTGCCACAGGGCGATCAGACAATGGACATTCTTACGATCAACTTGTACTGGGGTACGACTCGTGTTCCTTTGATGTACAAGCCTTGGACACAATTTAACGCCGAACTGCGCTATTACCAAAGCTATATTGGTCAGCCAGTTGCGTTTAGCCTTTACGGCACTAACAGCTTTTACATTGGCCCGTTGCCTGACCAAACATATACGATTGAGCTTGATACGGTTATCAGACCAATTGATATGGTTAACTTAACCGACGTTGAGACAATCAAAGATCCGTGGACTGAGCCTGTTCCATTTTACGCAGCTTACACAGCGAAGTTCAAAGAACAGAGCTATGGCGAGGCTGAGATCTTCCGTCAGCAATACATTCAGAAGTGCCAGAACCTGCTGGCTACTACGTTTACTCGTCGTATGCCGATGCCTTACTCACAGGCGTACTAATGGCACAGAGTCCTGAGCAAAAGAAAAACTATAATGTTACCAAGTCTTTTAAGGCTTTAAACACTAAAGCCAACAGGACTGCTATTGATGAAAACGAGTTTAGCTGGATAGAAAACATTCAGCCTATTGGTTTTGGTAACCTTAAAGTTATTGGTAATACTGAAACTCAGAACGCAATACTTCCAGATTCAGCTACAGCACTTTGGATTAACAATTACGGTGTAATTATACCTTGGACTAACAACCTTGGTAATATTGTTAATTGGGTTCAAGATGGCGTTGTTCCGTTGGTTTTTGCTAATACCATTAGTGGCGTATCTACTGTTGTTGGGTTAAACAGCGTTAACGTCAATAATTTTGATTATTTGATTAACAATAACGCTGATGGATCTATGCAATCCTATAAGATTGCAAACATAACATTGACAACTATAGCCACCGCAGGGACGTTTAGTTCGTCAGGTGTGCGTGTAAAGCAGTGGAAAAATGATCGTGCCATCATACTTGACCCTAATTATGGTTACTCTACTTACGATGGTGCTAATCTCATTACTGTTGGCTCTATTGGCGGAATTGGTATAACTAACCCTGGTAATGGCTACACAGAAGCTCCAAAAGTAACAATTTCTGCTCCAGATCAGGCAAATGGCATACAAGCCACCGCTGTAACGGCTATTTCTAACGCTGCTGGCACTGTTTTGTCTGTTTTGGTTACATCTAACGGTTCAGGTTATACAACACCTCCAACTGTGACATTTGCTGCCCCTGCGAGCCAATTTGGCGTTCAAGCACAGGGTTCTGCGTCTATTCAAGGCGGTAATGTTGTTGTTATATCCGTGACAAACCCAGGTTCAGGGTATACTTCAGCCCCTGCTATAACCATTTCAGGCGGTGGCGGAGCTGGTGCAAACGCGACAGCCATCCTTGGTTCTGGCTTGGTAACATCTATTTCTTTGACCGAGGCTGGATCTGGTTATGTGTCTACACCTACCGTGACTATTTCCGGTGGTGGAGGCAACAATGCCACAGCAGTTGCTGGCTTCTTGTCCTTTGCCAAAGGGACTATGGGCATATTGCTAACCGCTGGTGGTACGGGTTACGCATCGGCTCCAACTGTAAACATCTCTGGTGGCGGTGGCTCTAGCGCTAACGCTGTTGCGATTGTTAACGGTGGTGCTGTTACTCAGGTCGTTGTGACTAACCCTGGCATTGGGTATACCAGCAACCCTACGGTTACCTTTAGCGGTGGCGGTGGAACTGGCGCATCG